TTAACTGCCTTTCTTAGGCAAGCGCGGTAATATGCCAAGTGTGAAGTCTCCGGGGTCTACGTTGCGGTATTTTCCATCGGCATTCTTTTCGTATACCATGTGGTCTATTATCTGTTTTAGCCACTTGTTTTTTTCGACAGGTTCAAGAGTATCATAGATTTCAAGCAGGTGTTTTATTGATGGCACGAACTCCGCTTGAACGTTCTGGCGCTCAAGTACCTGCTGGTGTTCAGCCTTTAAGCGGTCGATTTTCTCGCCGATGTCCGTGATCTGCTGCTCGATCGCCGAGGAACGCTGTTTGAATATCTTCTCGGTGTATGTGCCGCGCTCGAAAAAGCTGTACACTTTATCGAGCTGGTCTTGCAGGGTTTCAATTTCCTTTTCGGCAAGACTGATAGCGTTCGACAGTTCGACGTTCAGGTCGGCTTCATGCTTGATTTGTGCCTTGTCAACGCTGTAGTCCTTTACCCAGCTATTAAGGATACTCAATACTCGCTGTTCAATAAGCTCAAACGGAGCTGCTTTATTATCACAACCCGCTATATTACAGCCTAGGTATCCAGGATGTCGGCCATAGCCTTTGCGATAGCTTAAACAGTGTCCGCATTTTGCACAGAAAATCAGACCGGCGAACGGATTGACGTTGTTATTACGATACTTAATAGGTGTAGGCGGGTTAGCAGCTATAAGGTCCTGCACCTTGTAAAACAACTCCTCGGAAAGTATCGGCTCATGAAGTCCATCGACAACAATGTAGTCGCCGTCCTGCGCAAACTCCCTTGATTTCTTCTTCATGCCTTCCGGGGTGACTGTCTTCTTGACTTTGCGGTATCCCCACCGTATTTTTCCGATGTACACAGGATTAATAAGCATGTGCTGCACGCCGTAAATCGTCCAGTAGTCCTTTCCGGCAACCGATTTAATGCCCAGCTCGTTTAGGCGTACTGCAATGGTGTACGGTCCGATTCGTTTCTTTTGCCCGTTGACCTCTGCGCCTTCGGCATACCACTCGAAGATCATGCGGACAACCTTTGCCTGTTCCTCTATGATCTCCAGGGTAAATCCCTTGTCGTTCGGGATCTTGACTTTGCGGTACCCGTAAGGCGGCACGCTACCGACATACTTGCCCTCTTTTGCCGATGCTTCTCTGCCTCGGACAAGCCGGCGGTTGGTCGTGGTAAATTCGCGCCGCGCCATGAAGAGTCCGAACTCGAAGTATTCCTCGTCGAATTCGTTCTGAGGGTCGAAAGTCTTGAGCGGCGTGATGATCTTCGTGCCGCTGTACTTGAATGTCTGGGCGACAAGTCCTTGATCCATGGTATCACCGCGGGCAAGACGCTCGATTTCCATGACGAGCACACCGTCCCACTCACCGGCTCCGACTTCCGAAAGGAGCCGCTGCATCTGAGGACGAGCGGCTATCGTTTCACCGGATACGATCTCTTCGTAGGTGGCGCTTATCGTGATTCCCATACGCCGGGCGAGCTCCAGCAAGGCAGTCTTGTGCCGGGAAAGCGTTTCGCCCTCGCCGTGCGCCTCGGCTTCGAGGTCGGCGCGGGACTTTCGTAGGTAGATACAATATCTGCTCATATCAAACAACTCCTTTGCTTTTGGGATTAGTGCGGTTCATAATCATCATCATTTGAAGTTTGTAAAAATGAAAAATCATCATAGTGAGGTTCAAACCGTTTTTTCGGTGTCCTAATGGTATGAGGCTTTTTTTTATTAAGCTTATAAAATTCATCCGAATGCTCACACTTTTCACAAATTTTTGTGTCATAAAGCTCTTCGGCATTTCTAGTTTCATTACATTCTTGACATTTTTTCATATGACATTCCTTTCTTCGTAATCGAGTCTAATTGTTTAAGATTTTTCCTAAGTCTGGATAATATGTTGAAATAGCTTTGGCAATGGCAGTTCGTTCATAAGAAATCAATATGAGCCTCATTGGGCTATAAAAGAGATATATTTGCTTAATTGTAAATATAATAAGCCATGAGAGTAAAACAAAAATAGATAGCCAAACTGTAATGATCCCAAATTGAAGAGTAAGTACAAAGGTAAAGGTAATAGGATTTTGAATCACTGAAGAATAGTCAATTGTATCTATCTGTTTTATCAATGAAAAGTAAGTATTATTATTTTTGTCTGGTGTTTGAAGAATTGAAAACATTAGTGTGATAAATACTGATATAACTACAGAGGTTATTATTGAAAAAGAAATATTAGATTTATAGTTTAGCTTATTATATCTTTTCATTAAGTAATTTACTTTTTTTGATTTTTCATCTACGGATATTCCTTTCTTATTACTGTACATAGAATAAAATGAATTAATATACTTAAACGTGAATTTAATTGTAAGGTATGTATTTTGGGTGTATTTATAATAGTGATTATAACATTTATATGGTTTGCATTTTCCTATAAAAGCTTTTTTATTTTTTGATTGAAATGAAGGTATATTTATAATATTATTTTTATTTTTGGACATTATGATTTCTCCATATGATACATAGATTCAATGCTTTTGATGTCATCACAAAATGATCTTAGGTCATCGAACGTCATGACAATCACTCTGTTTTCTTGAGCAGAGATCAGTTTTTGGCTCTGTGTTTCTCCATTGACTATAACTGCCGAAATGTTCCACCAAGAGTTCTGCCCGAACGTTCCCGCGTGTTTATGAATGTATTCTTTTATAGCGGCTTGATTTCTTCCTAATATGCAGAAATTCAGTCCATACAGAGTGTTGTCTTCTGCACTATATGGTACGAAGTCGTATTCAGACAATACGCTTTTATATTCATTGTGATTCATGGCAATAAAATACATATGCTTACATGGCAATCCGCGCTTCCTGAAATCCGGACAGCTACAGCCGTTTCCGCAGGTAAGATAAATCTTACAGCTGCTGCCTCTGATAATTCCGGTTGTTGTGTTCGGGCTGTATTTGCGAAGCTGTATTCCATTATAGCTATCAGAGGCTCTTTTTATCCTGTCGAGTTGTTCAGGGGTAGCATGTATATCTGGATTCCAATTTGTCCAACCGATTTTTCTAAAATCTTCGGTCATCATTTCAGCTATATGATTATAAACATCATTTTGCAAGCGATTTCTCTCAGAAGGAGTCATTTTAGCAATGTCGCTGTCTGTAATTTCTGAAAGATTTTTGGTGCGTAGTTTAGTTGTGACCTTGGTTTTATTGGCTAGTATTAGTGCAATTCCAATAGGAATAAAAATCAGAAGTATTATAATGCCTATGGTTACGAACAAGATGAAATTGCTAACGTCATTTGGTGACATAAAAAGTCTCCTAAGTAAAATGATATTTTGTAACAAAACTAATGCTATTCGACAAAAAATGTGCTATAATCATATCAGCATTACCGGTAGTGACTTTTTGGAAAGGAGACCTCAAAATGTCTGAGAACACCAATAGCCCTGCCGAATCAGGCAGCGAACGTGAACTGACCGAGCTGGAGAAATCCATCGTCAGCGATTTCAAACAGCTTAACGAGGAAAACCAGTTAGCTGTCATAGACTTCATTTTATCGCTCCTGAAGTAATCTGATATTTGACCCGCTGCTTTTTGGCAGCGGGTTATTTTTTTTGCTGATTAGCAAGAATTCCTCTGATTTGTGCGAGAACTAGCTCCTGTTGTTCGTGAGTGAGTTGCTTAATCAAGTTTATTAATGCACGTTCCGTTTCTGATTCTGAACTGGTGTATGCTTTTGGATTATCTGTATTTCCTAACAAATAATCAGCCGAAACATTGAAATATTCTGCTATAACCTGGACTTTTTCTGTTGATGGTTGAACTCCTTGTTTCCATTGGGATATTGTTCCAGAGGCTATCCCAATTTTTTTTCCAACAGGGTTTGGTTTAGTACCCGCTTTTACGCATAAGTCAAAAAATCTATCCCAGAACATATTATCCTCCTTGTGAAATGCAGATTGACAATCTCATTAAAATGAGATATAATATATTTATCACGGAATTTCCCGTGAACTACTTATAGCCGTAATTGGCAGAATGGAGAAGTAAATTATGAACACTAAAGCCCAAATCGACGAATCTGTTAAGTCTTCAATCAACGAGATTATTAAAAATCTCTCAAGCAAAGTTGATGAAAAGACAAAAGAAGATTCTTGTGATCCTGAAACCCTTGTATTGTACACCAAAGCGCTTATGAACAGTCTTTGCGCAGCTCAGAGGTTTGACTTTGTCACTGGAAAGTACGGTGAAATTATCGACATAGATACAGAGCGTATGCTTAAGCGAACAGTTGGTAATATAACGGAGTTAGTTCTCAAAACTTGTGTGAGCAACCAGAACGTTGATGATCTGCTGAACTTTATTAGACTGCTGGACTTAACCATGCTGGCCTGGAAAAGACTCTACAGCTTTGGAGAATACAATCCCTATGCTTGATTGTTAATCCGGTATTTTGTTCCAGTCTCCCAAGTCATGTGGAAGAATATTTGATTTTGAGTCTTTGAGATAATCAATAGCGTCAATGCCACTAGTCTGAGTATAAACATCATCGGCTGCTGCTTCGGGAGTAGGATAGAACCCTCCACATTCATCGCCCAGCCATAAAGCATATTTTTTCACATTGCAATCAAACTTGATTTCAATCTTTCCAATAGGACTATCGTAAATCCACATAATTTTCCTCCTAGCCGCCCTTTGGGGTGGCTTTTTGTTGTTTTTCAACAAAAAATGCAGTGCTAATTTGTTGTTGTCTACAAACATCTCGTTTTAGTGAGGTTTATTCTTGACAATCTCATTGAAGCGAGATATAATATAAGCAAGGTTAAAGAACTTAACCACATTATAACACATAGGATAGGTTATGTCAATAGATGTAAGCTGTAAATTGCACAAGAGACAAGGTGGTGAGACAATGACAATTACAATGAGCGGCAAAACAATAGGAGAAAACATCAAGCTGGCGAGAATGCAGGCTGGAATCAGCCGGGCTAAGCTTGCCGAGGAACTCTGTGTTTCGGAGGTCATGGTGTACAAGTATGAGACTGATTCAGCAAACGTACACCCGCGCAAGCTTAAGAAGATTGCAGAGGTCTGCGGTGTATCGGTCGAGGAGCTTACGGCGATAGGCGCTTGATTGCAAGAAAATTGCCCTAAGATTCGAAGGACTTAGGGCATAAGAGAGGGAGGTGACACATTATGGTGAAACGTGGCGGCTTAGAACTGGCGATGCCAGAAGCCGTGTGGGAACACATGTTTAAGGAACCTGAGGAGCAGAAAAAAGCCGAAACAATACTTCAGACTTTGGACGGAATGAGCATTGCTTCGGCAAAGGAACTGCTCACCAAGTGCGAGCAGTGTTTAGGAACGCTGATTATCCGTTCCTGCGAATGTCCGCAAGTTCCTCAGAAATGAGCTCCTGAGTTTCCACGAAGAAGTGGGTGAACTCTCTAGGGCTGTAAAAGCTCTTGTTACATTTTTGTATGTACAGCAGCGCAAGTTTTTCAGCAAGTTCATCTAAATCTTCATCCGTGAAGTGAAGGTCATTAATACCCATTATCATTTCTCCTTTCGTATTATTTCAGCTCGGCAAAGCTGATAAGCTAATTATAACACGAAACAAGGGAAATTACAAGGAGGTGAACCTAACATGTTTACAAACAGAACCCCCGACGGCAGAAACAACATCTGCGGCATAAAGGTCAAGGAGCTCCGCAAGGGATTAAGAATCTCGCAGCGTGAGCTTTCCGACAGACTTATCGTTAACGGTCTGGACATCGACAAGAACGCTGTACAGCGTATCGAGTCCGGGCAGAGATTTGTAACGGATATCGAGATAATCTACCTTGCAAAGGTGCTCGACGTTACCGTTGAAGAACTTATCAGGAGGTAAAACCAGTGCTGACAACAGCAGAACTGAACAACAAGCTCAATGAGCTTACCATCGAATACCGCAAGGTAGTTGATACCGGAAACGCGACAGAGATCCTGCGCTGGGTGCTTTCAACAGCCGAATTCATCAGAGAAATGTATGAGGAAGCAATCTCAGTAAAGGGAATGACAGAGAATGAGCGCGAGGCCTTTACACTTGCGAACTGCGCAAGCGACCTCAACCGTAAAACAATAAAGGCGCTACTAATAAACCGCCTTTCAAAGGAGGCAGCACAGAAATGAACAAGAAAGAGGACAAGATACTCGCACTTAATGCTTTAGTGAAAGCGCTGATATGTACAAAGGCGGGCTGCGATGTTGAGAAAATAGAAGTTGCCGATAATGGTGACACAGCGGTGATTTATTTCATCGATGGCGGTTCCAAGAGAGTAAATATTGCGCTTGATAGTGCAATTGCGGCAATTGTTGATGTTTGCAAGGCGTTGATGTGAACGGCAAGCAAGTGAACAAGCCCCAATGTCATACAATGAACGGAGGTGATTATCATGGCACGACCGACCCCGAAAGAAATACTGGAACTCAAGCCGCATATCGTCGAGCACGTCTACAATGAGAACGGAAAAGAGATCGGGTGGATAGCAGACAACTTCGTTGTTCAGACGCAGAAAGAGGTTGATGATATCCTCAAGGAACTCGGCAGGATCTGGGGCGATTCGTGCGATCGCAAAGCCCGCGAAAAGCAGCTTGCCTCAAAGCCCTGACATTACGGCAAGCCATAAGAAAGGAGAAATTATGCCTAACTATTTTGGAAAGCAAAGGCTCGTTCGAATCCTTTACAATTATCTGGAGTGGACAGCTCCGGAGAAACTCGCAGAACTTAAGCGCGAACTCAAAGAAGCAGGCGAATACAGAAAGTATGAAATCAAGTACACGAAGCGCCGGGGCGACGAGTGGCTAAAGGCTCATATTTACTTTGATCGCATCGAATATCGCTTTGAGATGCATGCTTGGGGGAAAGAATCCAAGCGCGTTACCCTCATCGAAAAGAAAGTCATTGGCGACTACGATGACGAGAGCATTACGCAAACTTTTGCCGGAACCGCCCACTATGACGAGAACTTTAACCCGGTGGATACAGACACATCACATTGCAGTGATTTGCTGGCTTTGCAATCGATTGCAAAAGTCGGACAAGCCTCGTAACAGCATAAGGACGGTGAACAAGATGAGGAAAAACAAAAGGCATACAAGAGTCGAAATAGTACTCAAGTACGCGATAATCACGATGTGCGGATTGATCCTCTTCACGCTGGCGAACGATTCCGCAAATGCCGAACGCATATCCAACAGCGTGGGTGGCGAGGCGGTGTTCGTTTTTCTGCCGGTGCTGTGGTGGGTCATTGAAAGAACAATAAAGGATTCGGTTGCGGAAGCCAGGAAAGCCAAGCGCAACAGAAATGAGAGGACATGGCGATGAGCGAGAAGAAAACGCTGCACAATGTGTGGCTCATACAGGACAAGGTTCCAATTGATGAGTCGGCGGACAATGTTCCGGTCGATGATCCTGATGACTCTGAGAGAAAACCCAAGTATTTTGCTGGACTGGCAATAAGCGAAGTCACCGGGAACCAGGTTTCAAGGTTTGAACCGCTTTCCGCTGCTACTAAAGTATATAAGAATGAGAAAGGTGCGAAAATAGGCGCGCGCATGGCGGACAAGTACTATGAAAGTCCGTTCATTACCCCGGTGTTCGTTGAGTACGCGGAGTTTGATGTGCCGGAAGAACCGCTGAAGCCCTCAACCCCTGCTCCGAAGGAGCCGCCGGCGCGTACTCCTTTGTCGGCTGTCCCTGAAAGCGAACTTGGTGGTTGGATTGCGCTGGACAAGCTTTGCGGCAACTATCCGCTGATGCTGCGGAAAAAGGTCGGCACCATTTTCCGTTTTGCAATCGCTTTCAGCGAAAATGATATCCGTTACTTGCCTGCCGAAGAAATTTTCGCCTGGACGCGGTACTTTGAGGAATGCACCAGCTTCGTGGTCGGCAGGATCCGCAACCGCCGCATAGCCGAGGGCAAGGACCCGGACGGCGCTGATGACTGGAAGAAAGGCAGCGGTACATAATGGCAACACAGATATGCCCAATCTGCAAGAAGGGCGCGAACCATGACGTAGTATCCTGGGTAAGATGTCCGCGATTTGCGGCACCTGTGTGCATGGAGCATTGCAACGAGTGCAGGTTCTTCAGCGGCTACGAAACATCGGTAGTTCACTGCTACTTTGGCAGCAATGACGAGCCGAACACAAAAAAATAAAGCCTTGAGCAAAGACTCAAGGCTGAAACAAAACAGGGAAATGAATTAAAAATATCCTACTTAAATTATACATCATTTCCCTTTAAAAGTCAATAGGGAGTTTTCAAAAAAAGCGGCGGTAGAGCCGCTTTGACGGCCTTGTAATGAGTATTAACTTTTCGGACATTTCATTCTTCAAGCGGAAAACTCCCTCGACAGTCAGGGGGAAATGATAGTGAGACGGAATTTTATCCGGGAAAAGGCATTCGACGCTCGGAACAGTCGATACAAAGAGGTGGAGCTTTTCGAGTATTCGGAGGAAGAGCAGGAAGCAGTAAGGCAGCGAAGGAAAACACGCACTCGGGCATCTCCTCCTAAAATCAAGAGTCTTAATGATAAAAACAGCCGAAAGCACTTCCGATGGCTCTTGTTCAACAACTTTGTCGAGGGTGATTATCTCGTTTCCCTGACATTTGACAATGAGTACATACAAAAGAGCATTCCTGAACGTAAGAGGGAGTTCACAAATTACATAAAGTGCTTAAGGCGTTTGTATGTTAAGAACGGTCTTGAATTAAGGTACTTATATGTGATTGAAGGCGTGAACGACGAAGCACGCTTCCATTATCACCTGGTTATCAATAGCGGGAACGGTAAAGTTACAAGAGATGAGGTTGAGCGGCTGTGGAAGTGTGGCGAACATACGAACAGCAAGCGTTTGCAGCTAGACAGTGATGGTACCTTTACCTCTCTTGCAGTCTACTTGATGAAATCCAAGGATACAAAGAAGAAATGGGAACGCAGCTGGAATGGTTCGCATAACCTCAAGCGTCCGGAAATCACCACCGATGACAACAAGGTATCAAGAAAGACCATGCGGAAGATCCAAGACGCTGCACGAAACGACGAGGTCAGAGCAATCATGAGCAAGGTGTATCCGAAGTTTAAGATCATCGATTATGAGATAGGTCAGAACCCTGTCACAGGTCGGGATTATGCAAGGTTCAGAATGATCAGGCTCGAGTAGAGCCAGATACAAGCGAATTCAGCAGTAATGCGGGTTCAGGCAACAAAACAGGTCAATTACCCCGGACATGAGCGGCGCAAAGCCCAAAAAGCCGCGCGAAATCAATCGGGGTGCTATATAGGAGGAATTTTATGAACAGCGAAGCACTTAAGCAGCTCGGAGAACCGAGCAACGATATGGAGCGTGAGATATTTGAGTATCTCACTGCTTGCAATGACACAGAACTTGATACGCGAATTCTTGAAAAGAAACTCAGCTTAGAGGGGTGTTTAGAGTTTTGCTTCAAGAAAGGCAAGGCTAATGAGGTCAAGGTCAAGAATTACGGTGTATCCAAGATATCAGAAGAACAGCATTGGAAGTGGGTTCGTGGATATTTCGGCATAAAAGAAGAAAGCGTGTCAGCGGGAAAGCCGCTGCCAATCCCTGTGCAGATGAGCACCAAGAAACCTGTCATCAGCTTTGATGACCTTCTTTAAGGTGGTGCTGGTATGATAGCATACAAGGAACTGTCGGGAACAATGTTCACCGAGAACATCACCTTCAAAATGAAAGCATCAAAGTCAAGATATAGCAGGAACTATGAATCAACAGGTGTGTATACTGCTAAAACGGTATTCACTAAAAAGCATACTTGCATCTTATCCGTATGCCTCTATTTGCCCACTGAAAAAGAAAACGAATGGACGCTGGGAGAGAGGCATTTTCTTACCGAGAACGGGGAAATGGCAAGCGAGGCGTACCTCGGTGATGGAGCATTCAAGCGTGGTGAGTTCAAGATAGGCAATGGAAATGTTTCGACACGATGGGGCTACGATTGGTATTGCAGTTTTTCATGGACTTTACGGAGTGGTTTCGCAGACGCATATGCATTTCCCTATGGTGATGCAGATAAGACAATAGGAGATTTCCTGAAACGATTTGACGCTTTTGCAGGATATGATGTACATGATTCCACTTTCACTCCTAAGTGTATGTTAAGCTGGTTAGCGGATTATCAGGTTGATTTCTTCAACGATAAAATCAAGAAAGCCACACAGCGCCGCAATGCTAGGGTAAGGGATCTTATGTATCCATATTCCGACACCCCTGAGGATATGAAGAAATGGATATTCACCGAGCGGCTCAAATTAGCTCCGTGGTTTTACAGCTACTCTCACAAGCATACTCAGAAGGGCAAGTGCTCTGTATGCAAGAACGAATCACAATTGGACGGAGTTAGGGATTACGCCAAAAGAATATGTCCTGTGTGCGGAGCAGAAATTCAGTGTATTAATATACGCGCAAAACGTTATACAGCATATTGCGCCAAGAAGATAGACTGGGCGAACAGCTGTGACACTGTATATCATCAGATATTATCGGATGGTAAGTTCCTTAGCCGATACTTCTTTTCTATAACACGCTATGAGTATGATATTGACACCGGCGAAATAAACAGAAAAGATGAATTAACCGAATACCGCCGTGATTTTTGGGAAATTGTTCGTGAACAGCAAATTGCAGCGCTTGACTCGGTTTACGAAAAGAGAGCTGAATGGGAGAAAGTTAGTCGGAGATCTATTCGGTATGTTAAGCTCGGAGCATGCTGGCCGGGAAATCTCGATGAACTGGTGCACGCAACTGGAATACCAACCATACAGAACATGGACATTGCACCTCTTTGTGCAAAGTGGGGCAGGCACATCATAGAATTGCTGAATGGCTTGAAAACGGCTCCCGTTGTAGAAAACCTTGGTAAAGAGGGTTTACATAGTCTTGCAGAGTCAATTATTTATGGTTATGGCGCTGCCGATGGGCTTGGAGTATGCTCTTCAAACAAGCCGTATAAATATCTCGGCGTGAGCAAAACAATTCTTCCTTTTTTCGCTGAAATTGATGTTTCTGTTTTTCAGGTAAAAGTGTGGAGAGAACTTGGGCTGACGGAAAAAGATATTAAGGCATTTTGTAAGCTTTGTAACGAATGCGTTGAGCATTTAAGCGAGGTTTCAAAGATTATGCTTAAATATCGGTTACCCATTGTTCGTCTTAGCAACTATCTTGAAAAGCAGCGGACAAAAATGCAACGTAAATCCGGTGTAGGTATTTTCTTCATAGATTATGTCGTGGCAGCGGAGAAGCTTGGATTTGACCTTACGGGCAATCGCGAATTATTCTTTCCTCAGGACATAAAGAGGGAACATGACAGGTGCAATGACCTGGTATTCATCAAGGAATCTACGGTTCAGAATGAACATTTGCAGAGAAGAACGAAACTGCTTGAGCGGCTTTCATACAAGGATAAGAAGTTTATTATTCGACCGCTGAGGACAATACAGGACTTTGTCAACGAAAGCAATAAGCTGGATCATTGCGTAAAGACTTATACCAAGCGGTGTGTTGAAGGAACTGCAAACATTTTCGGGCTTAGGAAAATTGATGAACCCGATGAACCATATTTTACTGTAAATATAAGCAGCGACGGTAGGCTCATTGAAAATCACGGTCTACACAACGTCTTGCCGACTTCAGAGGTCAAAGCCTTTGTTGATAAGTGGCTTAAGGTTGTAACTAAACGGTTGGAAAAGGAACCGATTGATGCATCCGAGAAGGAAGAAACCAAACAAAATATACGAATAGGAGCGTAACACATGAAAACATGCCAGTATTACAAGGGCACCGAGCAAGTCGGTGCTGATTCGACAAGGATCCTCTGCTCATACATGGCGAGCGGCGGAAAAGTTTTCAAAAACAATGACCCGGAAAGTGCGGCTCTGATACAGTGCTGTTGGCACGCTGAGAAAGCGGAAAAGGAGTGTCCGCTTTGGAACGTTGAAACGGCGGACACCATTCTGTACAAGCCGGATGCAGTTCCGAATGACGAGGACGAAGATGTTGACGGGATCGAATTCAACGAAGGTGAAAAGCTTCAGATGCTTGCGGACGGATTCCGCAAGATGAGCAAGACGTGCCCCTACTACTCCAGCGAATATGGCAAGGTTGAGGTGAACTATCTCGGCGCTATGGAATTCGAATGTGAACACACCAAGATGATATTCGCAGAGGAAAGCAAAGCCAGCGAATGGCTTGAAAGCTGTTGCTCGGCACCGGAAAAGTGCTATCACTACCGTAAGGCTAAAGAAGAGGAGGGACAGCCAGTGGAACAGCAGACTTTCACGACGGAAATCACTGAAAAGACAGATACAATGCCAACTGAACGTCAGAACAGAGCGGCGCAGCTTACGCAGCGGATCCTGGCGAACGGATCAATTGCGGCGAACTCAATGATAGAGATGGGTCGAGATCTCAAGACGGTTCGTGACGAGCGGCTTTTCACTGAACTTGGCTTCGGGTCGTTCGAGGAATACTGCGAGAAGAAGGTCGGAATCGGAAAACGGCATGGATACAACTTCATTCAGGTATATGAGAAATTCGGCGAGGAGAAACTGCAGCAGCTTCAGGGCCTGGGAATCACCAAGCTGCTGGAGATCGCAAAGCTGGACGATGAGGACGCTGAAGATCTCATGAGGAACAACGACGTTTCCGGGCTTTCCACCCGTGAGCTTTCTGCAGAAGTCGAGAAATACAAGAATAAGTATGAGCAGCTGACCATGCTGCTTGAGGAGGAAAAAAGCAAGAATGCTGAAAGTGCGTCACTTGAATCGCAGGTGGAGGAGCTGAAGCGGTTTGCCGCAATGCTTAACGATGATTACAACAAAGTTCTCAAAGAAAAAGCGGAAGCTATTAAAGAACATCAGTCCGAGATGAAGAAGCTGACCGCTGACCGGGATAAGCAAATTAACGAGCTGAAAAAGAAGCAAACCGACTATGAGGAGCTTGAACAGCGATATAAAGAAATCGCAAGCCGTCCTGCAGAAATCTCCGAGGAAGAGCGGAACGTACTCATTCAGCAGGGACGCGATGAAATGTGTAAAGAAAAAGACGAGGACTGGAGCAACGTCGTTGAACTGGCAAGAAAGACGGCGACCCGAAATACAGAGAAGAAATTTACTGAGGAAATCAGCAGTCTCAAGATTCTGAACGATGAGCTGCGCAAGGTCGCTGACGGTGCCAAGGAGTCCACGAAGAAGTACAAGGACGAGGTTGAAAAGCTGAAAGCCGAAAATGCTGCTTTGCAATCGACTGCACAGGTGGGCGAAACTCCTGCACCTGCTCCGACGAGCGGCGCACGGGATAAGGTAAAGTTCTACTTTAAGCAGATAGAAACAGCATTCACCGCTGCGACAGAGGCTGTGTCCGAGGCAGATACCGAAGAACGTGCCGAGCTTACTTCTGCGCTTAAGAAAGTGTTGGAACGCATGGGCGCGATATTAGAACAGACCTAATAATGGGAATGTCAGATTGAATTCGGGTGGGGAGCATTCCCTACCCGGAAACAATCCATTGTTGAAAGGGAGAAATTGTGAAGAAAAATAATGAAATCCAGAACAAGTGCGGTCATTGCAAGTATGCCCACGTCAAGAAGTACGGTACAAGCGTGTACTGCCAGATTCACGACGATACGCTTAAAGGCATCAGCTCAAAGGCTTGTGAGAAGTTTGAGGAACGAACAGACAAGGCAGAGGAAGGAACGTACCATGGATAAAACAAATAAGTGTCCATTCTGCGACAATCCGAACTGTCATATAACTAAGGCACAGGTACTGGCAAGAGGTCCGATACTGGAAAGGAACGCCGATTATATCATGCATGATGAAACCGATGAATACCCAAGGTTATACACATTCAAAGGTGTTCCTGCTTTGATTACATACAGCGCTCTTTTCCCTGATCCAGACGAGCCAAGCCCTCATGTGTATAACCGTGTGCAATATGACGAGGATTTCGATAGCTACGACGGCTGGCTTAGCTGCGATATCGACAATCCTATGGAATTCCCAACCGAAGCCGAAATGCTTAATGAGATTTTAAGCAATAACAGCCTGACAAAAATAAAGGAGATTGATTGCGATGCCTGATACAAACTGGCTTGAAAAGACCAAGGAAAGCTACAACGATTACTACAAAACGTATCGTGCCGTGTGGTGCAGACGTTCCGGACTACCGATGATGGATTCCTCCTGCTGGGAGCAGATCCAGGCGGAGGATCTCTACACCGTTTCCCGTGCCAAGAAAAAGCACGTCAGCATTGATATGAAGCACGTTTGTGCATGGTACAGAGTTACAAACGGCTATGTTCCCATGTTCCGAGCGGCACGGAAAGACGGTGATAACAGTGGCTGAACAGAGAAGAAGGGCTCTTACTCCTTTTGAACGCCAGCAGATTTATGGTAAATTCGGCGGTCACTGTGCTTACTGTGGTTGCGAAATCACTATCAAGGATATGCAGGCAGACCATGTTGTCCCGTTGTATCTCGGCGGCGCGGACGATATCTCTAATCTCTATCCGGCGTGTCGGGCTTGCAATCATTACAAGTCCACATATACCGTTGAGAAGTTTAGAGTAGTAATACAACAAGCACCGGCGTTGCTAATGAAAAGCAGCGCAACATACAGAAGTCTCGTCCGGTTCGGATTAATTAAGCATCCGGGAAAAACTGTAGTGCGATTTTATTTTGAAAGGCAGTGAGCGAGAATGACATCAGAAGAAGCAATCGCAATCATACGCAGAAAAACAAGTATCCCTGATAACGGAGAAGCCTTTGAGGATATTGAAAAGGCTTACGATATGGCTATTGAAGCCCTTGAAAAGCAGATATCCAAGAAACCTATCCAAAACCGCAATGAAGGAATACGATACACAAGCACCTATTCTTGCCCCAGCTGTGGAGGCAGATTTTCTGGAACAGGGATAGCCGATTACTGCTACCATTGCGGGCAGGCTTTAAAGTGGGATGATATGTTCCGGGAGTGTTTCGGCGAGAATTACATTGATGATGAGGTAGAGAAATGAGTGAACACATAACGCGCGAACGCGCATTGGATAAATCGTGTGGGAGGTGATTAAGAGTGAAAGGCGAACTTAAGATACAGCGTGACCCGACCAGAAGAAAGTTCCGGTGTCCGGTATGGACTGTTACGCTTTTTGCGTGGGAGTTCCCACTTGATAAATTCAGAAAGCGCGTTGTAGCCGTAATACGTAAGATGGACGGGTTTGTCGGGTGGTGTGATCCCAAGGTGTTCTTCCATGAAGATGACAGAGGGATGCTTTATTTCGCACTTTTTGACAGCCAGGCACATGCAGAAGCTGCAAGAGATTTGATTCGTGCCGAGTTTCCGCAGCAGAGCGTCGGCGCAAATTGCTGCTTACATTATGCTGCAAAGGAACCTATCAAGCGGGAGTCCGAAAGTGATACGGGATTTACAGAATTCCTTGCAAAGATGATTCAGAATTCTGTAAACGGAGGAAACAAGCACAATGAGTAAAAAGCGGTGTCATTTCTGCGAAGATCTCAAAATGCTGAAAAGCAAGGTCGATACTCCATCGGAAATAAAGTCGGTGTATTTAGCAACGCTGGTAAGAAAGTTGATTGTTAATGGCATGGTCAAATGCTGGTGCGATTATGGCATCTACAAGCTGAGGTTTTGCCCAGAATGCGGTCGGAAAATCGAACAGGAGGGTTGTTTACAATGAGTGTGGAGGCAAATCACTCTTTGAATGATAATAATCAAGATGGATTCATAAAAATCATTTCGGAGATGACAAACAGGTATCAGATATGGGAAATATGGGTGGATTTTATAGCGCTAACAGCTATTTCTTGTTCTCAGCAGTTTGATTTCCGGAAAGAACGGGAAGAGCGGTATCTGGCGATTGCTAGCAAATACGACAGCGAAGAGATGAACAGCTTTTCACGTCTTTTTACACTTGTTATGGACGGATATGAGCAGAACAGAGAGCAGGATATGCTTGGCAGAATATACATGAAGCTGAATCTTGGAAGTCACTGGACTGGTCAGTTCTTCACACCGTACAGAGTATGCCAGGCTGTTTCGGGCATTTCGTCCGATAATGCCGTAAGGCTGATTCAGAAAAAGGGGTATGTGACAATGCTCGACAGTGCTTCCGGCGCAGGTGCAATACTGATTTCAATGGCAAATTCTATTCAGCGTTTGCTTGCGGCCGGCGGTTCCCATCTTAAATTGCAGGATCATGTGCTTGTGGTGGCGCAGGATCTTTCGGAAAACACGGCGCTGATGTGCTACATACAGCTTTCGTTGCTTGGAATAGCTGCTATCATCTATATCGGGGACAGCCTGGAAGAACCGTATCGCTTCGATCCGCTTTGCACACCGCCTGCGGATAACATATGGTTCACGCCGATGTATTTCAGCAATGTATGGAATGGGCGTAGAAAGGTGCGGATGATCACCAGAATAACAAATGCAGGGAGGAATAATAATGGACGAAAAGTTCTGTGATTACTTTGACAGGTGGGTCAAGGAGTTCAAAGAAGGCAACATAAGAGAGGTAACTCTTGACAAATATTACTGCACCTCAAAGGCAATTCGGAAAATAGCACCCGATCTCATGATGTCGGAGCTTGACCGAACGGCGTATCAGGGAATACTTAATGTTTATGGCGAAACACACGAGAAAACCACGGCTCTTGATTTTCACCATCACCTTAAAGCGTGCATATCTGACGCGAGAAACAACGGAGACCTGAAGAACGACCCCACGTATAAAGTTGCTGTCAAGGCTATGGCTTCAAGAGAGAAAAAGCCTAAATTCCTCAGTCAGTTTGAGGTACAGCTTCTTGTTAAAAGTCTTAACCTTGACGGTAAGTTAGGTTATGACCATCTTCTTTTTCTCATCATAAAGACCGGATTAAGATTTTCGGAGGCGCTGGGGCTTACGCGAAAGGATTTTGATTTTGCAGCGCAGACGATAACTGTCAATAAGACGTGGGGTTACAAAAAAGGAAGCGGAGCGCAGTTTGAGCCCACGAAAAACGCTTCATCAATCAGAACTATACAGGTCGACTGGATCACGCTTCAGAAGTTTTCTGACCTCATAAAGGATATTCCGGAAAACGAGCCTATTTTCAGATATGGTCGGCAATATAGCATGTGTAATTCATGTGCCAACGATATTCTTGAAGCAAAATGCAAGCAACTCGGAATACCTGTGATATCCGTTCATGGTTTACGGCACACGCACGCTTCCCTTCTCCTTGCCGCCGGGGTATCTATTGCAAGCGTGTCAAAGAGGCTCGGACATTCGAACATGTCTACAACACAGAACATATATTTGCACATCATTAGGGAGCTGGAGAACAAGGACAACGCGCTTGCGGTATCATCAATGCTGAATATTGGTTCATAGTGAAATGGCATAGGGGAGAAATGATTTGATCACCAATGATAAAATCAGAAAAAGGCTTGTTCCGGTCTATCTAAAGGAGTACTTCGAGGAACGTCCAAATGAAACGCTGTCATCGGAAAAACTGCTTGACATGCTTAATTTGCACGGAATTGATCTGTGGCATAGAGCATTGGCAGAATACATAAAGGCTTTGCGCGTTTATGGTATGGACATTAAATCAATGAAAGGTCCCAATGGTGGGTATTGTTATAGGCGGTAGTCGAAAAGCAAGTTTAAAACAACCGCAAGAAAGGAATTATCATGATAATTAAGAAACTCGCAAAGCTCGTGAAAAAGGCACATTACCTTGGCATAACCTCTACGATCAACGAGCAGTCACAGCAGTGGCTCGGAGGAAACTGGGGTCTTTACGATATTTCCGATTTGCCGTCAATAACGTATGAACAGGCTTGTGCCATGTTCGATTTCAGTGCAAAGACAATCGACAAGACATGGGACGATAACGATGGAGCGTGGATACTTGCCAAAAAGGTTGAAACGGCCTGCAAATTCAGAAGATTTGAAGCAGACGAAATCGAAATACACTCGACATTCTTCGGAGATGAAGAGATGAAAGTCGTTGTCGACAAAGACCAGACTGCGTTTGCGTTTATTCCCGCTGAGCTGCTTTCGCCCATCGTTGAAACAGAATATACACAAAAGGTGCTTATTCAGGGCGAGGACGATGCTACATATCTGCTTGTATACAACGGTTTACAGTTGGTTGCAATGATTCCGTCACTTCGTATTCCGAAAGGAATGGTGGACTCCTGGCAGGAATCGCAGACCAAGATATACAACTGCATGAGCCTTTATCTGAATACTTTGGCAGCTGAGGAGGAACGCAGAGCGGCAAGCGATTCCGAGGTCGAACATCAGTATACGTTCGATGAGAACGAGGACACGGAGGACGAGGAAGATGCTGAATAACGAAATAGGAAGTCAGTTGAAAAATTTACGAGAAAGAAAAGGCTTAACTATTGAGCGGGTAGCCTATGCTGTTGATGAGATCCCCAGCGAGGTCGAGTTTTGGGAGAGCGGCAAGCTCAAGCCCTGCGCCGATGCGAAGAGAAAGCTGGAGTTTCTGTTTAGCTGTTTTGGCGACGATCACAAGGAGCTTGCAAAGGTAAACGAGGAAAACTATTCCGACTTTTTCAATTATCCAGAATGCGTTGACGTTCCTGAAAATTTCCCATCTTGGCTCAAGGCACACGGCTTTTTCGCTGCTCCCGCCTCCCTTGGACATCATGGAAACCAGCGCGGTGGACTTTATATACACTCTAGTCAAGTTGTAGCCGAGCTGGAGAAATATACGCGAAACCTCGGATTGCAGTGGAACGACAGCAGGAGCGCTTGGCTCGTCGGGATGTTCCATGACCTTTGCAAGGTCGATGACTACTGCTACAACTGGGCCGGTGACAAGTGGGAATGGAACAAGAACCAGATACTCACAGGTCATGGCGAAAAGTCCCTGATAATGCTCCAGCGGCATATTACCCTCACTGAACAGGAGATAGCGTGTGTTCGCTGGCACATGGGGTCGTTTACCGATCAGAAAGAATGGGAATATTACGGCAGAGCGGTTGAACGGTACCCGGCCGTACTCTTTACTCACACTGCCGATATGTACGCGTCGCGCGTTCTGGGGGTATAAATGCAGCACATAGAAGATAACGAACAGATGATACTTATTCGCTGGGTGCAGTTCGAAAGCGGCAGACACCCCGAGTTGTCGTTGCTGTTTCATGTTCCGAACGGCGGTAAGCGCAGCAAGGTCGAAGCCGCAAGGTTCAAGGCGATGGGAGTGCAGGCGGGTGTTCCCGACCTGTTTCTCCCTGTTCCGCGCGGAGCTTATCACGGACTGTTTATCGAGATGAAAGCTCCCAAGGGGAGAACGTCTAATGCACAGAACACATGGATAGAAAAGCTGAAGAACAACGGATATGCAGTCGAGGTGTGCTATGGATTTGAGTCAGCTCAACAAACGCTGCTCTCATACCTTGATGAAAAATAGCTGTTTGCAATCAATTTCACAGGGAGGTGTAACTTATGGCTAAGAAGAGAAATTGCAGGAGAACCCCGGAAGAAGTGAGCATACATGACGAGGCGGTGAAACTCCGCAAAATGACTGACGCTCAGCTTGTCGAAAAGGTTCGTTCTGCATCTGTGGCGGCAAGTAAGCCGCCTACAGCATTTGAGGAGCAGGCCACTTCGACCAAGAGTGTTGCTGAATTCCTCGAGGCGTTTGCAAATGCCAATATTCCGGGCGTGGGGAAGATAACGCTTAAGAAGATGAACACATTCGCAAAAGACAACGGATATCTTTAATAAAGGGGATTGGACGATATTATGACGGTAGCAGAATTAAATAAATATTACCTGCTGGAGGACGCTATTCGAGATGATAAAGAGAGAATCGCGAGAATTGAAGCAAAACTCTGTGGTTCCAGCTCCTTCGATACGAGCGGTGTGCCGAAGAACCCGACACCGCGCAACCATATTGAGGACAGCTTTATCGAGTTGGCGCACCTCAAGACGGAGCTTGGCAATGAAGTCAGGGAGTATGAGGCTTTGAAAGTCAGGATTGAGCGGTATATCGCGCGTATCAACGACTTGCTTATTAAGCGCATCATGGAGAAGCGAGTTCTCAAGCATAAAAGCTGGAGGACTGTTGCGGTGGAACTCGGTGGGGGGAACACCATCGACTCCGTCAAGAAGATGTATTATCGCTACATATCGGACAATCCTGATTAAGTTGTCACCAATGTCCCCCATGTCCCGTCCAATGCGTGATATAATGAAAACATAATCAGATGCAATGCACTCCTCAATTTTTGCGTTCTCGCCCGGGCGCAGTATAAAATTGAGGAGGCTTTATGTTACCCAGGAAAAAAGGCGAAGAAATCAAAGCGGTAGAGATGCCGCCTATCAAGGAGTATCTGAAAGAGATACAGCGCGATGGCAGCGAGCTTGGAGCCGATGAGGTGTTAAAGGACACGCTCAAATGGCTTGATTCGCGCGGTATAAAGAATGCTGTATCAATGCAGATGGTCGAGCAGTATGCGTTCTCCGTAGCTCGATGGATACACCTTGAGCGGCTTATCTCGAAGTATGGCTATATCGCCAAGCACCCGACCACCGGTGCGCCCATTCAGTCCCCGTATGTAGTGATGGCTCAATCTTATATGAAACAGGTTATCGCGATACGGAGTGAAATTAATCTTCAGCTTAAAGAATCACGTTCCACGCCGACGACATACGTTCGGGAGGTGGTTTACGGTGAATAACGAGCTGAACTATTACCTTGCGGACGTTGAGGAGCTTATCCCCTATACTCGAAACGCCAGGACGCATTCCTCTGCACAAATATCGCAGATTGCCGCGTCAATAAAAGAGTTCGGGTTTCTCGCCCCTATCGTCATTGCCGAGGATAACACGATTTTGTGCGGTCACGGCCGCTTTTACGCCGCGCAAAAGCTGGGCTTAAAGAAAATACCCTGCGTCAAGGAATCACACCTCACCGAGGCGCAGAAACGCGCATACATAATCGCAGACAACAAGTTGAGCATTAACGCAGGCTGGGACGATGAGTTGCTTGCTGTGGAGCTGTCAGACCTGCAAGGCGAGGGTGTTGACCTATCCATCACAGGTTTTGACGAAAAGGAACTTGCAGACTTATTCGATGATAAAAGCAAATCTGATGTTGAAGATGACGGCTACGACCTGTCAGCCGCATTGGAGAAAGCGGCATTTGTGCAGCGCGGCGATATATGGACGGTAGGCAGACACCGCCTGATGTGCGGCGACGCCACCAGCGCCGATGATGTTGCCGCTCTGATGGGCGGCAAGCGCGCGAACCTGCTCCTGACAGACCCGCCGTATGGCGTATCGTTCAAATCATCGAGCGGCTTGACCATTCAGAATGACAGCATAAAGGACGAAGATTTCTACAGCTTCCTTAAATCGGCTTTCACCGTGGCGGTCGACTGCCTTGAAAAGGGAGCGGCGGCATACATCTTCCATGCTGATACGGAAGGACTGAATTTCCGCCGGGCTTTCGTTGACGCTGGCTTTCATCTCGCTGGCTGCTGTATCTGGGTCAAAGATAGTCTGGTTTTAGGGCGGAGCGACTATCAATGGCAGCATGAGCCGGTTCTATATGGATTTCTGCAAAACGGCAAGCACTCATGGTATTCCGACCGAAAGCAGACTACCATTTGGAACTTTGCCAAGCCCAAGAAGAACGCGAACCACCCTACTTCGAAGCCCCTTGACCTTTTATCATACCCCATTCAGAATTCCTCGCAGGAAAATGCTATCGTGCTTGATACGTTCGGAGGGAGCGGCTCAACGCTTATGGCGTGCGAGCTGACAAACCGGATATGCTATACGATGGAGCTGGACGAGAAGTACGCTTCCGTTATCCTGCGGAGATACGTTGATGATACTGGACGCTCTGACGATGTATTTGTCGAACGTGCCGGCGAAAGAATCCCATATGCTTCACTTGCAAAGGCGGTGGAGCATGAGTGAACTGACTTTAGGCAGTCTGTTTGATGGCAGCGGCGGCTTTCCTCTAGGTGGAGTGCTTGCGGGAATAACTCCGCTGTGGTCCTCGGAAATAGAACCATTTGCAGTCCGTGTCACAACCAAGCGACTGCCGCAGATGGAACACTACGGAGATGTATCCTCGCTTAACGGTGCGGAACTACCGCCTGTCGATATTATCACATTTGGCAGTCCGTGTCAGGATATGAGCATTGCCGGAAAGAGGAGCGGCTTGGACGGCGCACGTTCCAGCCTGTTCTATGAGGCAGTCAGGATAATCAAGGAAATGAGGTGTGCAACAAATGGCAATTACCCGCGATACTGCGTGTGGGAGAACGTTCCCGGAGCATTCAGCTCAAATGGCGGCGAGGACTTTCGGTGCGTCCTCGAAAGCCTGTGCAAAATTAAAGACGAAACCGTTTCTGTTCCTCGATATGAGAGGTGGACAGCAGTGGGATATATCATGGCAAAAGACTTCTCCGTTGCCTGGAGAGTCCTTGACGCTCAATACTGGGGAGTACCCCAGAGAAGAAAACGCATCTACCTTGTCGCAGATCTTGATTCCGAACGCGCCGGAAAGATACTGTTTGAGTCAGAAGGCGTGTCGGGGTATTCTGCTGAGAGCTTCCGCGCGTGGCAAAGAACTGCCGCCGCTGCTGAGGGCGGCATTGGAGCGGCAAGCGGGGGCTTAATGAACGCTGCCGGCTTTTGCGCGGAGCATTCGGCGAAAGCACGTGGAATCGGCTACGAGGAAGAAACCTCGCCCACGCTCCGCGCTGGGACGATACCAGCAACTGTCTACGAAAATCATTCACAGGACACACGGTATACCGGACCGCTTGATATTGCGCCAACAGTAAGTTCAACCTACGGGATGGGAGGTAATAATCAGCCGTTTGTTGTGACCAAAGAAACGAGATGTTTTGATGTAAGGTTTACCTCCGAGGGAACAAAGAATGCCAGGCATAATTGCTATGAAACTACTACGTCGCGGACAATAGATACCGGCGGTAATGCGCCGGATTCCAACCAAGGCGGGGTCGCTGTTGTATCCGTTCAAGGCTCGATGATAGGCAGGTCGGACAAGAACGGTCCGAAAGGCAGCGGAGTGAACGAGGACGTTTCTTTCACGCTGAATGCTACCGACCGTCACGCTGTAGCTTTTTCTCCAGCGCGGGTGTACAGCACGAGCAAGAACTCATACCACACAGAAGCTACCGAGAATGTTGCAGGCACTCTTGTGGCATCTGATTATAAGGATCCGCCGACCGTCGCGGAAGAACCTCAATATATCGTCCGGCGGCTCATGCCTACGGAGTGCGCTCGGCTGCAGGGCTTTCCGGATTGGTGGTGCGCCGACCTTGGAACAGCAGAGCCGACCGAGGATGAACTTGAATTCTGGCGGCACGTCTTTGAAACCCATCGTAATATAACCAGCGGCTCAAAGAAGGCAAAGTCAGATAAGCAACTCCGCGCATGGCTTAAAAGTCCTCACAGCGATTCAGCGGAATACAAGCTGTGGGGGAACGGCGTTGCTTTGCCCTGCGTTTTCTTCGTCCTTTCGGGCATTGTTTACTATTCACAGTTGAATGTTGAAAGTTTGTGAGTTTATTCTCTTGATATGTGTTCCTTTCGGAGTTAATATATAGCTGGTCAGCAGGCAGCACCGAGCGGCATAATATACACATAATTCCGCTGTACATTTCGTGTAATATATTGTTCCTAAACCGCTTGCTATTATCTCGCTTTAGAGTTAATATGTACACACCGAAAGGGAAAACAAAGCCAAACGGAGGACACGACAATGAAAAACACACAGGTACAGATCGAGGGCATTAAGAACCAGACCATAGGCGTTGAGGTCGAGATGAACAACATAACAAGAGCGAAAGCCGCGCAGATCGCCGCTGAGTTCTTCGGAACGCACCGCCACGAAAACACCGCCGGCCGCAACGGATACTGCACCTTCTCCGCTTGGGACAGCGAGGGGCGCGAGTGGAAATTCCAGAAAGACGTAAGCATTCACGGACCTGACGGTGAAAAGTGCGAAATGGTAACGCCGATCCTTACATACAGCGATATCGAAACACTTCAGGAACTCATTCGCCGACTTCGCAAGGCAGGAGCCAAGAGCGACGCGACAAGGGGCTGCGGGGTACACGTTCACATCGGCGCGCAGGGACACACCCCACAGAGCCTCAGAAATCTCGCAAATATAATGGCAAGCCACGAAAGCCTTTTAGCAAGCGCCCTCAACATCGACAGAGGAAGAATGAACCGCTACTGCCGCACGGTAAGCCCCGCATTCCTCGAACAGCTCAACCGTAAAAAGCCCCAGACCATGGCGGAGCTTGCGGACATCTGGTACACTAGCCAGAACGCAAGCTACGGCCGGTCAGCGCATTACAACGACAGCAGATACCACATGCTTAACCTGCACGCCACTTTCACCAAGGGCACGGTTGAGTTCAGGCTTTTCCAATTTGATGCACCGAGCGGCACAAGGCAGAACGGACTTCACGCAGGACAGCTCAAGAGCTACATTCAGCTTTGTTTAGCGCTCAGTGCGATGGCAAAGAACGCAAAGAGCGCAAGCCCCAAGCCCCAGCAGGTGGACAACCCTAAATACGCGATGCGCACTTGGCTCCTTCGCCTTGGATTTATCGGGAACGAGTTCAAGACCGCAAGAGAAACTTTCACAAACCGTCTGAGCGGCGACGGAGCTTTCCGAAACGGCAGAACTGCATGACCCCGGCAAACCTCCCCTGACCGCTTCGCGGTCTTAGGGTGGTAGAAGGGCAATTCTTCAGAAAGGACGTATTTTTATGAAAGAAAAACTCTACTTGGCTTATGGCAGCAACCTCAACATTGTTCAGATGATCATACGCTGTCCAGACGCAAAATTCTACGGAACGGCTGAAATCAAAGACTATGAGCTCCTCTTCAAAGGGAGCAAGACCGGGGCATACTTGACCATTGAGCGGCGCAAAGGCTCTAGCGTGCCCGTGGGCGTATGGGCGGTCACAGAGCGCGACATTAGCGCCTTAGACCGCTACGAGGGTTTCCCCGCATTCTACTACAAGAAGGAATTCCGACAGCAGATATGGGGCAAGGACAGCGAGGACTTGGGCGTTCACGACTGCTTTGCCTACATTATGCATGAGGATAGGCGGATAGGAGTACCGAGTCCGGTGTACATCAACACCTGCAGAGAAGGCTACAAAGATTTCGGATTTGATATCAATATCTTGATGGACGCAGTAAAGAGAAGCAAGGAGGCAGCACTATGAAAGAAACAACACCAAGAAGAGCGGCGCAATGCCCCAAGTGCAGCGCGATTTATACCGCACCGCCTGCAATATCGCGCGATGATGGCCACACACTCATTTGCCCGGAATGCGGCACAAGAGAGGCTCTGAAGAGTATCGGAGTGTCAGCCGAGGAGCAGAACAAGATCATCGACATCATTCACCGTTGCTACAGCAGGTAAAATACACATGATATCTGCGAAATCTTTGTGCAGGATATTCTTTTGCAATCGCTTGCAATTTCGTCCCTTTAGAGTTAATATGGACACACCGAAAGGAAATACACATCAAGCAGGAGGAGAAGAATATGTGGACACAGGGAACAATAGGAATACCGAGCGGCAACGGCGGTATGACATCGGTGAGCTACTGGGTGAAACACTATGAGAACGAAAGCCAGTTCGGAATTGACAACGGCAGGATCTCAAAGCTAACACTTGTCCAGGACAGCAAAGTGGTGTACAACTACGACCGAGGCGAGGACGTCGAGCCTCAGACATCAGAAGCGGAAAAGGCGCTTGCTATCCTGCTGAAAGAGTACAACTGATACCTCAACACGGCATCAATAAAATGGCAGAGAACGGCGCAAGGGCGCTGTTCCTGCCTTTTGCCGATGTGAACGCCCCCTCAAGGTACTGTGACCCGGGGGCGGGGTGAGGTGAGGCTCGCCGACGCCCAATTTTCGCCTAGTCATGGAGAAAAAAACGGGTCACTTGAATTGATAAAAATATTTTTTGGGGGTATAGAAAATGGCAAGGAAAAAAGCACAGGAAACCGAGGTCAAAAAAACGGCGGCGGAGGCAGCTACAAAGCCAGTTCCGGGCGGGGCAAAAGCCACCAAGGGTACCGAAAAAACCACGCCTAGCGGCAAGAAAACGGCGAAAAGCGGAGCAAAACAGACTACAAGCACCGCCAAAGGGAGTGCGGATACCAAGTGTAAGACTGAGAAGAAAACAGCTCCGGAAGCCGCCACGGATAAGCCGGCGCGCACTCCACGCAGGAAAGCGGCTGATGTTCCCTCTGTGAGCAGTGACAGCGCGGTGCTTGACGCGGCGGCAAGGCTGGAGGATATGGAGGAAGAAGCGCGTACAGAGGCGGCACAGGACGCACGTCCCGCGAACTTGAAGCCGGCGGAGATCATATACTCGCTGAAAGCCGGGGCGCAGATATTCGTGAAGACCGCCGACATTGTAGCGGCGACCGGAAAGACTACGTCATGGATCCGCGACATAACAGCGCGTGGAATCATCAAGGAAACCAAGACAAAGCACGGTGCGCTCTACGACTTTACGCAGACCATGAGGGCTTATTGCGCATCGCTGGAATCACGCCGGAGCGATGAAGATACCGCCGATGTGGAGCTTAAGCGGAAAAAGGCAGAGGCAAAACTCAAGGAGTCCAAGGCGGTCATCGCGGAAATGCAGGCAAAGGAGTTCCAGGGCAAAATGCACCGTTCAGAGGACGTACAGAAAATGACCGCTGACCTGCTCTACTTTGTTCGCGGCGGGCTTGTGGCTCTTGCCGGAAGATGTGCCACTGAGTGCGCTGCGTCCTCCGAGCCGGCGGAGGTGCAGAAGATCATTGAGCATGAGGTGCATGAGATCCTTAAGGACTTATCCGAATACAAGTATGATCCGAAAAGATATGACGAGCTGGTGCGTCAGCGGACTAACCGCGAACTTGACGCTGACTTCGATGATGACGATGAAGAATAATTTCTTGTATGAAATCAGTCTGCGATTGGGTTTGCTCATATTTTCATGATTTTATTTTTGTTACCTCTTGACAAATGCGTATAAAAGGCGTATAATATAAAAGAAAGGAGGTACAATATGAAAAAGGCTGATCTTGAGCGGTTGTTCAAGAGAAACGGCTGGATTTTTGAGCGTAATGGCGGAAATCATGATGTTTGGACTAAAGGCAATCAAACAGAAGCAATCCCAAGACATCGTGAGATCAATGAAGCTCTTGCTAAGGCGCTTATAAAGAAGCATAATCTCAAGTAACCGCAAGCTCCCCGAAAGGGGAGCATAAAGGCGGGGTGAAAGGAGTTGTAATATATGAGCACAAAAATGGTTTATCCGGTAATATTCCACAAAACCAAAGACAAAGTCCCATATTTCGTTGAGGTTCCTGATCTCGACGTTATGACACAGGGAAAATCAATTCAAAACGCAATAGAAATGGCACGGGAACGAATATGTATAAAAGTAATCCAACTAGAAAAAGAAAAAACGAAAATACCCAATGCATCTGAATTAAGTACAATCATAACCAATGACAAAAATGCATTTGTTTCTCTTGTCGACGCTGATATTGAAGCGTATAAGCGAAGCATGGAAAACCGTTGCGTAAAAAAGAATTGCACCATTCCTGGAAAACTTAATGATGAGGCTGAAAAGGCAGGAATCAACTTTTCAAAGGTTTTACAGAAAGGGCTAATGGAAGAACTAAGAATGATCAATGGCTGCTAATGCATTAGTCATACAATCCAGCAAGTCAGATCTTATCTGATTTGTTTGGCTTAGGTCTTATAGAGAGTTCAATTGGAGTTTTCCAAAGAATATCTGCCAAATACTTCTTTTGCTGTGTGGAAACCATCTGATCATAATGGATTCCGCAGACAAATGGTTTTTTTGATAGTCTGCCCCGCAAGTCAGATTTCATCTGATTTTGCGGGGCATTTTCTATTTTTGATAATATCTTTTTCAGATATTTTTGCAATTTGTCCCGAATGTCCCCCATGTCCCTTTATATTTGTGATACAATATAATCGAAAAAATACCGTTTGAGGCGACGGACACAGAGCCAACATTCAACCAGTCTGATCACCGCGCCCAAGCGGTATTTTTGTTCGATTCAAACAGAGTAATAGCGCGGGCTTGCAACACCGCGCAGACGATACAAGGCGCAGGGGCTTTCTCCTTTGACCCTGCGCAGATTTCAGAGCCGCACAGTGCCGCGCCTTAGCGCGTGCGGTGCAAATCCGCAGGCTCTTGTCAAGACGTTGCGTACACAATACACGGCACAGGCGCGGACTACTCATCCGTTCGCGGTGAAACAGAGGTAATGCGGGAGCGCACTATCCGAGGTGGAACTGTGGTGTTCGTGTGGCAGTAGCTCAGTTGGCAGAGCGGGGGACGCAATCCCTATGTCGGCGGTTCAAGTCCGACCTGCTGTCTTGGGACGGTGGTATATGTCGGGATACGGTTATGGTAAAAAGTCAGTATTTATACTGGTTCAGCCCACTGCCGGCGGGTTCGATCCCCGCTGCCGCCTACCTATCGACCCTCGCTGCACATGAACGGCAGGGGTTGTCCTTTCAAATGTCGAAAGCGGCTGTTGTGCTAGGCAACAACCGCAACACGGGAACGCAGCGCGGCAAGATGACGCGCAAGATCTTCTGTGTGCAGTTAGGTGCTAATCTCACACAGGAAAAGTGCCAGCGGGGCAGGACCCGCCGTTCCCGCCTTTTCGGGTGCATGGCTCAATGGTTGAGCACCAGACTTTTCATCTGGATTATGTGGGTTCGATTTCCACCGTACTCACCAAGCCTTATGCGGCTTTAATTCGAGCAATTTAATAAATCCGTGTGTCAGAAAGGGGTTTGAGCGGCGGGAGGTGGCGGTGTGTTCCGAGAATCAGAAAAAGATCGGGTGAACAAGCTGAACACCTGCCTTGCAAAGATCCTCAGCGGCATGAAGCCGCCGGAAGATCTCACTGTATCACAGTGGGCGGACAAGAACCGCCGGCTTACATCCGAGTCATCAGCGGAAGTCGGCAAGTGGCGGACATCGCGAACTCCGTATATGTTTGATATCCTGGATAGTTTCACCGATCCGCTTATTGAACATATTGTAGTTGTTGCTGCTTCACAGGTCGGAAAATCCGAAACTATAAATAACATGGTCGGATACTGCATAGACCAGGATCCCGGACCGATACTGCTGATACAGCCCACGATTGATGATGTTAAGCGGTATTCGGAAATGAGAATCGCGCCGATGATTCGTGAAACGCGCTGCCTTAAGCGCAAGGTCGCCGACCCCAAGTCACGCGACGCAGCGAACACCAAGCGGCAGAAGTCGTTCCCCGGCGGTGTGCTCGTCATGACCGGTTCGAACGTGGCGCACGATCTTTCTTCAATGCCTATTCGTTACGTTTTCGGTGACGAGCGCGACAGGTGGGCGACGAGTGCAGGCTCTGAGGGCGACCCGTGGGAGCTGGCGGTTGCAAGAACGCGAACGTTCTACAACAAGAAGATGGTCGAGGTTTCAACGCCGACTGTTAAAGGGGCGTCAGCTATCGAAAACTCTTACAACTTAGGCACGATGGAGCGGTGGAAAACTCAATGTCCCCATTGCGGCGAGTATGTCGAGCTCACATTTGATAATATCAGATTTGAGTACGATGCCGCCGAAAATGGCGACAAGAAGATATTCCACATTTCAGAGATTTTCTATGTGTGCCCGGAATGCGGCGGCATATCCGACGAACACACGATGAAGAGTCAGCCGGCGAAATGGGTCGCCACGGTTCCCGAAGCCAGAAAGCATCACAAAACGCGCTCGTTCTGGCTGACTGCATGGGTTTCACCGTGGGCAACCTGGGAGTCGATAATATTACAGTTCCTGCAGGCGGGGACAGACTCCGCAAAGCTGCAGGTCGTGTATAATACGCAGTTCGGCGAGCTCTGGGAAGAGCGCGGCGACATAGCATCAGAAGATGATGTTATGGCGCGGCGTGAAGTCTATGAGGCAGAAGTGCCGGACGGCGTACTGTTGCTCACCTGCGGTGTGGATACACAGGACGACCGACTAGAATATGAGGTCGTGGGACACCGGCGATACGGTGAAACATGGGGCATAAAGAAAGGCGTTATCCTTGGACGCCCTGACACAGAGGAAGTCTGGGAGCGGCTTGACGAGGTATTATCTCATAAATACAAGTTTAAAAGCGGGGTTTCGTTGCAAATCTCGCTTACTTTTATCGACGAGGGCGGACACTTTACACAGGAAGTCCGCCAGCACTGTCTTGCCCGTCAATATGACCATGTGTTTGCGATAAAGGGCGCGAACCGTCCGGATATACCGTACACCGCGCCGCCTAAGAAACAAAAAATCGTGGTCAATGGCAAGGTTATCGGGCAGGTGTGGGTGTATGAGATAGGCGTTAACGCCGGCAAGCAGAAGATCGTGGACAACCTCCGCGTTCAGTCGCCCGGCGCTAACTACTGTCACTTTCCCTTGCGCGACGATTACGGCAAGCAATTCTTTAAACAGCTGATGTCGGAACACCTTGCGTATGTTCCGAAACTGAAACACCCCTGGCAATGGCAGAAGATCCCCGGACATGAGCGCAACGAGGCTTTTGATATCCGGAACTACAATCTTGCGGCGTGCGAGATACTTTCGCCTGACTGGGACGCGATAGAGCAGAAGCTCCGAACGGCTAAGCCGGGCGAAGAAAATGCGTCAATTCCCATGAAAGAGAAGAAAGCAAAGCTGCGTAAGCGCAAGAAAAGTGAGTTTTACGATGATTGGTGATAACGATGATTAATAAAAATACAGCTCGTAAAATGTATGAACATTATACAAAACGTATAGACGAACTTATCAAGGCGCAGGAGTCGCTTACATCTGGCGGCGTCAAGTCGTACAAGATCGGCGACATGGAGATCACCAAGTTCGACATGACAAAGCTTGACGAGCTGCTGGAAGAGGCTGTTGACCGGCAGGCATACTATGACGCCATTCTGCACGGAAAGGCAACGCGCAAGACCGTGGGCATAATCCCCACGGACAGATGATACATTTTGCAATCAATTTCAAAAATCAGCAGAAAAGAGGGCGCGAATTTGATCGCGCCTTGATTTCTGCCGGTTTGGGGCTTTAACGGCAGAGTTCATAATTTCTCCGAGGGCTGTGTGCGCGGCAGTAGCGGCGCATGCGGCTCTTCACCGAAGAAAAAGCGCCTGCTTGCGGGCAGGCGCTTTGAATGTGGAAACGGCTTACTCAGCGTTGTCAGGTGGCGGTGTCAGCAGGTCGTTAAGGGTGATGCCAAGCGCGTCGGTGATTTTCAGAGCGTTGGAAACAAGGCAGTCGCCGCGTTTTTCCAAGCCCTCAATAGTCCTTATCGGTATTCCGGTAATTTCGGACATTTTGGGCACGCTGATTTTTGCCCGCTTTCGATATTCCTTGATATATAAAAACATGTTGAAAACCTCACTTTATGAATAGATTCACAGCGCCGATTATTCCGAATACCAGAACGGCGCAAAGTGCGAGCGTGATAAGAAGCTGACCGCCGAACTTAACTATATTTTTCATATCCCCTTGACCTCCTTTCAGAAACGTGGTATAATATTGATAACCCCCGAAGGGGGCTGCGGATAACCGCCCGCAGCTGCGGTTGCTATCAGAAGATTTCTGCGATCTGCTTGATAGCTAAGACCAACAAGGTAACCGTTCCGGCAAGTTCAATTACCTTGAGAAGGAGCTTGTTAAGCTGTTCCAGCAGCTTAATGAGCTCTTTTATTTTATCGATCATTGCTTTCACCTCCCTTCTGACAATATTATTATACCACATTTTAAGGTGGTTGTCAATAGCTTTTTTGAAAAAAATCTCAAAAAAATCTAAAAAATACAAAAAATAGCACCTTGAAAGAGGTGCTTTTTTTATGGGCAAAAACGGCGCATGAGCCGCAATTGCCGACAAGTGAAATCTACAATTTAATACAATCAAGGCACGCCCGGTCAAACGGCGTGCCTTTGCTATTCCACAAAAAAAGGGGGGACGTTTTTGAGCGACTCAAATGTATATGCAAGCGGGTACGGCGACGCTGGAGCATCGCTTACTAAAAGGTCATTAAGGGCTTTCAATGCGCGTTCGGGCGCGCCGATTGAGGATATAGACTTTCACAATGCAACAATGCGTCAGCGCGGGCGCATGCTATATATGGCTTCTCCGATAGCCGCCGCCGCTGTGAACACTAATCGCACGAAGATAGTCGGTCCGGGACTCAGAATGAAGTGCAGTCTTGACGCGGAACTGCTTGGACTTTCGCCGGAAAGTGCAAGGCAGTGGTGCAAACGCACCGAGGCTGAATTCCGGGCATGGTGTCTGAACAAGTCATCATGTGACGCGCTGGGCATAAACAATTTCTATGAACTGCAGCAGCTAGCCGTGAAATCCTGGCTGATGAGCGGCGATGTGTTTGCCCTGCTGAAAAGGCGGGAGCCTACCCGGCTTAATCCGTTTTCCCTTTGTGTGCAGATGATAGAAGCTGACAGAATAAGCACGCCGTTATGCTCTGTTTCAAACGGTATTTTTTCAGTCACAGAGGGAAAACACGGCGACAATGAAGTGCATGACGGCGTAGAAGTGGACGCCGGCGGAAGAGTGGTAGCTTACCATGTCTGCAACGGTTACCCGTATTCTACCGTGCTTAAGGACATCAACTGGGTCAGAGTCGAGGCGGTCAGCAAAAAGACCGGACTGCCTAACATACTGCAGATAATGGATTCAGAGCGCCCCGACCAGTATCGTGGCGTTTCGTATCTCGCCCCGGTCATTGAAATGCTCCTGCAGAATCGCAGATACACTGAAAGCGAACTTACGGCGGCGATCATTCAGACGTATTTTACCGGGTGGCTTGAAACGGATACAGATTCGACTGCTATGCCGATGTTCGACCATTCCGATGATGACGACGCCAACGAGGATGAGCCGGAGATGTCGCCCGGAAATATTGTAAAACTGAAAAAGGGCGAAAAAATCGTATTCGGCAATCCTAATATACCGACTGCCGGGTATGAAACTTTCACCAATTCGATCGCGCGGCAGATCGGTGCGGCGCTTGAGATGCCACATGAGGTATTGCTCAAGGAATTCACCGCGTCCTATTCGGCGTCTAAGGGCGCGCTTGAAGAAGCATGGGAAGTCATTAAAATGCGCCGTTCTTGGTTCGTCAATGACTTCTGCCAGCCTGTTTATGAGGTCTGGCTTGCTGAGGCTGTTGCACGCGGCAGGATAAAGGCGCCGGGTTTCTTCGATGATCCTCTTATCCGAGCGGCATGGTGCAGTGCGCGGTGGGACGGTCCGGCGCTCACACAGCTTGACCCCAAGAAGGAAGCCGAGTCAAACGCAATGCTGGTTCAGCACGGCTGGAAGACGAACGAGCAAATCACAAGAGAGTACTACGGCGAAAACTGGGAGACCAGCTATGAAAAGTCAATAGACAAAAGCGCCAAAAATTAAGCGACAAGTTTGGCAGGATTGAAAGGTGTATCAGAAGTCAAGAGCTTAAAAATAACTCTGGTGAGCTTATGAGCGACATGACCAAGAGCGCCGTAATGGTTAAGCCCCTGAGAGCGTTTAAGGTCGTAGTAGGCTTTGAAAGTAGTGTCGTTAAG